TAAAGTCAAAGATTGAATCATTGCTGATCCACCGTCCTCCGCAACTGCAAAAGGTATCTCAATGGACTGAGAGACAACTTTATACTGATTTATTTGTTCGGCATCTGTGGTGGCTGTTACCGTGATAACATCCAAATCCATTTTGTTCAGCTTTTCAGCCGCTGAATATTTGCCGATTTCCGTCTGTGCCATTTCTTTCTCCTATTGTGAGCATTGGGGCGAGTTTCCCCGCCCCGTTACTCAGTTAATCTTCAGCTATCCTTACGGATTGTTGAAGTTTGCCACTGCAAGTGACGTGCTGGAAGCCCCGTGGCTTAATACAGCGCCGAAGATCACATCGGCTACGATTGATGTACTTAGGTAATCAATATCGTAAGCTGATTGAACTCTTGGGCTCAGTTGCATCGCCATGAAAACAGATTCCCGTTTGAACATGGAAGCTGTCTCGTCGCCAGTACCACCGTCATCATCCCAATCAGTTGAGACGAATGTGGGGACACCGTAAACCATACCCACCGCACCCGACACAGCCGGGTTTTGAGCATCACCCCTTCTGGAAGCATCATAGAAGTCCTGAAGCGAAAGAGCACTCATATAAGCAGCAGGAGAGCAATACAAGAAAGCATCTCCGTCAGTATAAGAATGACCCGCATCGAGGAACTTCTGAAGTCCGCTTCTGAGGAGGGCGGTTGTGAATGTGTTATCAGCACTTAGCGTAACATCATTCCCGGTAGCCGCCTGAATCACCGATACCGCAATATAGTTCTCAACAAACTTGGCTATGGAATATCCCATAGACCTTGCGTACATATTGAAAAGGTCAGCATTTTCCTGAACCTTGACAATATCGCCGATTCTTTTGGCTTCATAAGCGTGCTGATCCACAGAAAGGTCAACTTTACCATCAGTGTTCGCACCATAAGACACAGCACTACCACTCGAAAGGGCAGCCGCTGTTTCTTCGGTTACTTTTGGAACATGGATAGTATCGCCACCTTCTGAAACCATACTTGAAAGATCAGTTACCTGATTCTTTAATTGGAACTGGCGTTCCGCATAGTCAAGTATGCCATCAGCCCACATCTCGGGAATAAAGTTCGCAGCAGTTGTTAAAGTTACTTCTGCCATTAGTTACTCCTTTGTCCTCTGCGAAAATTGTCAACGATACGAGGCCAGTTGTCTCGCTTCTCTTCCATTGACATTTCGGAAAGTTTTTTCGGGAGAGCTTTAGACACTCCCGGCTTTCCAGATTCAACTCTCGCAGTAGGTGTTGAACGAATCTTATCTACATGAGCTTCCAGCTTTAATAATGGAAGCTCCCCATAAATGATCTGATCGTCTTCCGAAAGCTCAGAAAGAAGAGATTCCCTTTTCTGCGCTTGATACTCGTCCCATTGCGAAGCCTTCTGTGTGGAAGTAGCAAGTTTTAACTCAGTCTCTTCGAGTAATTGCTTAAACTCACCATCCTCCTTCAGCTTCTCCTGACGACGGGTGTCTTCCGCTTTTTTCATTTTAGAAAGTTTTGTTTCGAGAGACTTTTTCTCTTTCATAACCTCTTTAAAGCGAAAGTATGGAATAGATGTTTCTTTAACGTCCTCAGACTCGACGGACTCTTGTTTTACGTCTTGAGTTTCGACTTCAGGCTCTTTTACGTCAGCAACGACTTCGTTTTCTTCCATTTTAACCTCTTGTATGAGTTATTGGTTGTTCAAGGTTCTCTCCCGAATACGCTTCGGGAACGAGAACACACCGACAGTTGGCTCCACATACGCTAAACCCTGATTTGGGTACGCCTACGGTTCGCCACTCTATCATCGTCATCACCTCTCCATGTCTCGGCTCACAGTCAGGACAGACCCGACCGCCAGCGGTGATCCATTGGAAAGATGAAATCTCATTTGCCGCCCAAACAGCTCCCATTGCCAGTGCTGCCGCCCTTTCGGGGGCATTAATGACAGAGGACTTAATACTGTTCTTAAATGCGCCAAAAATTCTTCCTCCTGCTCCCAGATCGGAAGCGAGGACATTCAAAATCTCTGCATCTATCATTCCAGCAAGTCTCATCGTTTCGATTTGTGCCTGAAGCTCAAGAACCGTCTTAGAGACGGCGGCTGCGAGCATAACCAGCAGGCTTGCTTCCATGATGTCAAGTTCTTCTTCAAGTTCTTCATTGTCTATCTCAGGCACTGACTGAGTACCCGGCTATATGACTCAACGGGTTTGTACCCTCCAGACACGCCTTCTGAATCCTCTCTGACACTTCTTCTACGAAGATCATCGCAATATCTTCAAATGCTTTATCACTAATCCCGAACCATTCCCTCTTGAACTGACCTTTGCCTTCCTGATGGTATTGCCCAATCTTTTGTCGGGATCGTTTTGGCTTCTCGCTACCGCCTTTTGAAGTGACACGGAGAGAAATTTTCTCCATATTCTTCGTTCTGGTGATCTTTTTGGCACGTTCCAGATTTTGCATGATCCCTTCGGCAACAAGGGGTGTTTCAGGTGCTCTATACCCAAGTTTCCGCTTTTTAAGAATTGTTGACTCCTTCAACCCCTTGAGCATAGCCCCGGAAACACCTTTTCCCCGCTCAAGGCGTTCAAAATGGTCTTTTGCGATGATTTTAGCCGACTCCTTTAGTTGCGTGTCCCATCCGCGGAGCGGAATCTTAGCAAGGTCGAAATCAGCCTTAACTTGGAAGTTGATGTTCATATCGTTTGTACGACCTTATTAGCGAAGTCCTTACCAGCCTTCAATCCGTCCCTTATCGTATCTCTGTGTTGGGATAGAAAAGCGGTTGCAACGCTCTCTAAATAAGGTTTTGTATTTTCTAACAATTTATTTAAATCTATTTGCTCCAATATCTTCTCAGCACTATCGTCAATGGTCTTTTGGATGTTATCAACGCGATTGAGGTGTTGTAGGACAAGTGCCATTATGTTGCCAGACCCCTAAAATTGAACGGGGACTCCTCCTGTGGCTCTTCTTCTGGAATAGCACTCACCATCTCCGCAATCTGTTCTTCGTTCATGTCAGGGTTGTTATGCCGGAACCAATCGGCTTTGGATGATAGTCCGTTGCTCCATTCCCACTCCCACTGCTCTCTTTCCTCTCTTGCTGATGCCGGGAACCTCGGTTCGCTGAAATCCACTGAAAAGTCATCAGGAAGCCGCGATCCGTGTGCTTCCAAGATCGCTTTGTCGATTTCAAAGCGTTTTTGTTCAGCAGGTCGCCAAATCATCTCCACATCGCCTTCAACACCTTCTGTGAGGTCGATTTCGAGCATTTTTAGGGCTTCTCCCGTCACTCCGTCTCTACCAAGAGCCCATTTTGTCTTTAAATTGTTGTTATAAGCCACAGAATCGACCAAAAAGCGGATTCCTTCGACATATTTCTGTAAATCGCCACCGGGAGCCGCAAAGTTGAAGTTTGAGCCTTCTGGAAGGATCAAAGGCTTGTCAACACCCAATTTCATCCTCGAAGCATCGTCAATACCCATTACAACGGGCTGTCCGAGCATTTGGAGCCTCATAGACAGCGACATTTCGGTCAACATGATGTTTACGGTGCGATTCATGTTTATAATGTCCGAAGCACCCTCTCTCCACCAATCAGTTGTCATCGGATGCCTGTGAGCGTAGGTAATTGGGACAACTCCGTAGGGATTTATCATCTGTTCGTTACCCTCAATGGCTACAATCTGCCCTTTTTGGGTAATTTTGTAATGTTCGTCGGGGCTCCAGTACACATAGACCATTTCGGAGATTTTTTGCTTCTCCTGAGAGAAGAGTGGGTAAATAATAGCGACGGGCTCTGACTCGTGAGGGAGAAAAAGGGGATAAAACTCGGTGAGGGTGTTATATGTAACCATTTCTTCCTCTTCATCCCAAGTGGAAAGAAGTGCCATTGTCCCCAATAAATAGGTCAGTCTTTCAAACTGAACCATAGCCGAATCCAATCCCTGAACACGCTCGTGATAAGCCTCATTTGATCGTTGAGGAGGCTTTTTATAAGCAATAGCCCTGCTGTTGACCAATTTTCCCGTGATATTCTGGGCAACAACCGGGGTCTGTTGGAGCGATTCCGAAGCGAAGTAGGATGATATGTCCGCTTCTAATTCAGAAATGAATCCCTCGTAGTAGTTCAGAGCCCGATACCTTTCTTCTGTTCTTTTTTGTAATACATCATCTAAAAACTTTTTAAGACTTTTTGCGACAGCATCGCTTGACAATTCTTGAATAATCATGCTTTATAAATCCGCTCTCCATCTGCGAAAGTGTCCATATTCCATTGGGCAGTCTCAGTTTTGAGGCTTTTAATTGATCTGAACGCCACCAATAAGGCGACGATGAAAACGACATTCACCGCAAGGCTGACACCCAATAAGAATGTTACCACGTCACGGAATATGCCTCTCGCTTGATGACGGGAAACAGGTAATGCACACCATATCCAAAGGCATCGCTTATGTGCGATAGCTTTAATTGTGTTTTATCAATATCACCTTTTCTCCAAACGACCCGTTCCAGATCGTTTATCAATTTTGGACAATTCTCCATAGAAAATTTTGAAACTTTATCATTAACCCGTAAAAGCTGGTTTACAGCGTTTACTCTATCTCGTACCGGGGGATTTTTCCGTTTTGCATAAACTCTAAGCCCCTTTTCCTTTAAAATTTGGTGATCTGACTTCTGACTCGATGTTTTTCTCGCTGCACCCGTTGCATCAGGATAAATAATCGCATTTGGGTATTTCTCCTTAACAGCCTCCGCCATCTCGAATGTGGTGGAGTTAGCCATGAAAAATTCATCAAAAACGTGGCAGGTATCGCCTATTTTGCAAAATGCCACCGCCGTCATAGGATTTACGTTGAAATCCATTCCGATGTGGACTTGATGATACTTTTTGAGTTCCTCTATATCTTCCCGCTCGTATATGTGGACATCCCGACTAAATTCTTTGTAAACGCGCCCTTCCTGAAGGTTGACGAACTTTCCGTGGATGTAGGCATCGACCATCTCATCCGTATATCCAGAAACGAGTGATTCCTTGTATTGCTCTGGGAGATAATTGTTTTCGAGTGTTGAGGCAAACGCTACACCCACATCGTAAGACTGTTCCTGATTCGCGATGAGATCGTATCCCCAATTCAGGGATTCAGGTGTACCTGTTAGGAAAATTTCCCTTTGCTTCGCATCTGGATGCCTTACACGCGAAAGTGCCACGTCAAAAACCTCTTTACTCTGTATAAATGGCTCATCAATACCCACCGCAGCCAGAGATTGACCTAAAAGTGAGTGCGGATCGTCTCCTGATCCAATCCATATCACGCCATTCCAATTCATAATTCTAATTTCATTTTCCGATTTGTTGTGTGTGAACGTCAAACCTGCCCTACCCAAAATATCCTTAAGCGTGGGGATAATCGTTCTCCGCGCCATCTTGTAGGACGGGGACACATACATTACAGGGATTCCAGAATTGACATAGGAAAGGTAGATCAACCTGATAGCCCCTATATACGTTTTACCCGAACCGTACCCTCCAACTAAACAACGGATATAGCTCGGGAGGTTCCAGAACTTCCTCTGCGCAGGCAGGAAGGCGGTTGAGTCAATAACGAACTTAGACAAGAGTACACATTTTGTGTATGCGGGCTGAGGTCACTTGATTACGACCTCGTCGCTTATTATCTCTGTGACCTGCAACTCTTCGCGAACTCGTCCGTCCATCCTGTCGAGACAGACTTTAATGGCGTTGATGTCCCCTCCCAACGCCATTTGATACAGCTTATCGGCGAGCTGCTGCCGCATCGTCCCGTTGGCGGTTGGTATGTCGCCTAATCTGTTAAGCAGGTTGGAGACTGAGTTCTTGCGACCGCTCCCGACGCTCGCAGTATTACCCGGCTGGAATAGTCCGCCCGGATTACCAGACTGCCCCGCGACCCATCGCCCGCGAGCGTCTCGCCTTGGTTTTACCTGCGCGCCTTCAGGATCTGCGCCTTGTCTCTTATTATCTGACATCTTTTAAAGTTTGCTGTAACCGGTTAGCAGCTATTACCCCTTTGTGATTATCTCTCCGCTAAGGAAGTGGGTGTTCTACTTATACAGTGAAAGCAGACAACGAATCTAACGGGGCGCGCTAAGTTCTTTTGCTTTGTTTAAAATCTCTTGCAATATCTTTTAAGGAATATTAAACTATCTAACTCTTATGACACAGACTCAGAATAAAACAACGCAGACACGCAGAGCTTTAAACGGCGCGGTCGAATCTGTACTGCACAACAAACGGAGGATATATGAATCCATATAAAACAGTAATTCGAGATCATTACTGCTCGCAGTGTTTAACTCACGACCACGGCGAGCGGCACGTCTACGCAGACGGGTCTTACGACGACCACAGACCCGCAGGCTGGAAACGAATCGACAGCAACAACTCGGACGGCTTTTCTTGGTATTGTGAGAGCTGCGCAGAGGAATGGTTAGACAGTCACGCTATCTGTGATAGTTGCGGCGATTGGGAGCATATCGACGACTGCACGCAGGTTTGGTACCAAGGCGAGCATATGTTGTTCTGCGACTCTTGCAGGTCGCGCAGGACGAACTACTGCGACGGATGCAGCGAGTACTTTAACAGAACAGAAACCCGCAGCGATCTGAACGGCTACAACTACTGCGAAGGTTGCGCGGAGGATGTGCTGGTATATTGCGAGAGCTGCGACGGCAATCACCACTGCGACGACGAACCCTGCGCCCCGCGTTTAATTCACTCATACGACTACCGACCTGACTGCATATTTAAGGACGTTCGCGACATTCGCGACAGCCGCGA